TCAGATGCTCGAATGGGGCTTCGATAAAGAGTTCATCGCCCGAGATATGGGTGTGAATCTCGCATCATTAGAAATCCGGCTAAACAGAGCAAAGAAAAGGGAGCAAGAAGATGACAATCAAAGACCTCAGTCTGAAACTAGCGGCAATTAGCCTCCTAGCAGACCAAGCAAAACGCCTCAAAGATGAGCTACGATCTGAACTCCAAGGCGAGATGAATAACCTAGGAGCCGACCGAGTAAAGGCTGAATTAGGTGATGAAGTAATTGCCTACATAACAACCACTAAGCCCAAGTTCAAGTGGGTCATCAAGTCAGATCGTAAGTTTATTGACTGGGTAAAAACAAATGTCCCTAGTGAGATAGTCGAGACAGTAAGAGATTCTTCGATTGACAAGATATTGGAGAAGTTCAATTACCTTGATGATGTGGTTATTGATCCAAATGGGGAGATAGTTGATTGGTTAGAGGGTAGCGAGTCTGAGCCTTATCTGACTACTAAGTTCCACGGCGAAGGTCGAGCAAAGCTCAGAGATGCCATAATTGGGCTCAATGGAGCTAATGAAATCGATGTTAGAAAGGTGCTGGAGTTAGAGGGCTAATAAGCCTCTGACCTGCGGTTATGTATTTCAATTTGACAACCCGAGTACCATCTCGCCATAGCGCGGGCGCAGAGCTGGCCCTAAAGCTGGGGTTGAGGGAGGGCCTTTGTCTTCGCCTGATGGCTACGACGTTTATAACAGCTCTATTCACAATAATAAATACAAGCCCATCAAAAGCAGATATGAATCTGAAACTATATGCTTACAATCAGATGAGTTGGAAGCAATTTGAGTGTTATAACTGGTTGATTTATAAAGAGAGTAGTTGGAATCCTAAAGCTCGTAATGGATCACATTATGGTTTAGGACAAATGCGTTCTACTTGGTATAGAGACCTAAGTCCTAAACAGCAGATAAAAGCGCATATGAAGTATCTCTCTCATAGGTACGGGGGCGATGCTTGCCGAGCATTACGTCATTTGGAGGCAAAAGGATGGCACTAAGACCTATCTGCGTTGTATGCGGTAAAGGAGCTATGTCTCAAGGCTGGCAGAATGGCATTAGACGCTTCAAACGTTATTGTACGCAATGCTACAAAAATACATATAAGCGCAGTAAACGCGGATGGTGTATCAAGTGTGGGTTTATACCAGATTGGCTTGGTCAGTTAGACGTTGACCATATAGACGGCGATAAAGGCAACAATGACCCAAGCAACCTTCAGACTTTATGCGCTAATTGCCACAGACTAAAGACACACCTTGAACGTAATTATGACCCAATCAAGGTTGACAATGCCTAAGAAGTATAAGTCCGCTTATTATCAGAAGGCTCGACTATCAGTACTTCAGCGAGATTACTTTACTTGTCACTATTGTGGCCAAGAAGCCAACACAGTCGACCATCTAATACCAATAAGTAAAGGTGGAACTGATGAAGAAACAAATCTTGTTGCTTGTTGCGTCAAATGTAATTCGGCGAAGCGCGATCGTATGACCCCTACCTTTTTTGAGAGCGTTAGCGGACCATCGACCCCCATTCGGAAGATTTTCCCTGAAAATGGTTCAACTCAGCACTATCGGGCTTGACCGGACAAAATATGACTGAATCGACTGAGATTGCCCGAGTTAGGGACGAATCGACTTATAGGGGTGTGCCAAACCCTCGAATCCACACAAAATTGACCGATTACCCATCTCACGGCGAGGCTATGATCCGATTTTGCGAGGAAATAGGTTACGAACTGCTCCCTTGGCAACAATGGCTAGCCCATCACTCACTGAAATACAAACCCGACGGCCGATGGGCTCATCCAATAGTGTGTTTATTAGTCGGCCGCCAAAACGGCAAATCTACTTTTATGGCTCTCAATATCTTGTTTAGAATCTACGTTCTGAAGGAGAAATTACAAGTCCATACGGCGCACAAACTGACCACTTCAGCCGAATTGTTTTACAAGATATATGGGATTATTGAACAGAGTCCCAGATTAGCCGCTGAGTTTACTAAGAAGCTGGAAAGTAAGGGATTTCAAGAGCTTCAGTTCACCGAGGGTCGCAGATACATAGTCCGAGCCAATAACTCAGCCGGTCGAGGTATCGCCGCCCCAAATTGCGTTCATATGGACGAGGTAAGAGACTTCAAAGATGATGACGTCTGGTCTGCCTTGCGTTATACCCAAATGGCCAGCCCAAATCCGCAAACGTTTATTTACACTTCAGCTGGAGATCAACATTCGATAGTTTTGAATCGACTTAGGGAACGAGCTTTAGCGGCAATTCACGGAGCCCCTGACGATATTGGATGGTTCGAGTATTCAGCCCCTCAAGGAATCAAGTTCGACAATTCGCCCGACTTCTGGTTAGGCGTCTCACAAGCCAATCCGTCACTCGGTCACACAATTCACCCAGACAATATTCGGGCGGTACTAAATGACCCTGAAGACATTGTCCGCACGGAGGTATTGACCCAGTGGGTGGACACAATAAATCCCGTTATCAATGCCTCCCAATGGGACGCTTGTAAAGTTGAGGGACTTCGACTCAACCCTGAGGCCGATACTTGGCTCGCTATCGATCTCAGCCCTGACCGCAAACAAGCCGCGCTAGTTGCCAGCCAGAAACTTGAGGGCGACCAATTCCAAGTCATCCTTCTTCAGACTTGGCACAATCCTCAGAACTTGGACGATAAAGCCTTGGCTAACGACCTAGCCGAATGGTTCAGAAAGTACCCAGTCCAACTTGTGGCTTACTCAGCCCGAACAGCGTCAGCGGTCGCGGCTAGATTGGCTCCGGCTGGAATTAGGACTGAGCCCATCGATGGTCTAGATTACGCGCAAAGCTGTGACGAACTCCTAGGTGCTATTTCATCTCAGCGGTTAGCCCACTCGGGACAGGACGAGCTGACCAAACAATGCCTCTCCGCCGTCAAACTACCATTCGGTGATGGCGGTTGGGTAATGGGTCGGAAAGTTAGTAACGCGGTCATTTGTGGAGCTATTGCTTCGGCGATGGCGACTCACTTCGCCACTAAGTCCAATGATGGCGTCGATATTGTGATTATGTAACACACTCGCCTTACAATATTAGTCAAATGGGCGCATTTAGAGATTTCTTCTTTCCAGAAGTAAAAGCCGCGAAAACAGTTGATGTAACTGCCGCGCTGACTCCGGTTCAGATTCAGGATCAGATTTACAATATCCTCGGCGGAGCTACAAATACGACAAGAGCTTTAGCGATGAGCGTTCCTTCCGTAGCTCGCGCTAGGAATATCATCTGCGGAACTATCGGCTCATTACCTCTCACAACTTTCAACCGCATCACCGGTCAATATGTCGATCCTCACCGCGTCATCAATCAGCCAGACCCTCGCGTCGCTGGATTTGTTATCTATAACTGGCTCGCTGAAGATATTTGGCTTTATGGCGTCGGTTACGGCCAAGTTCTTGATATGTATTCATCAACTGACGGCGGCCGCGTTAGAGCTTGGACTCGCGTAAGTCCAGACCGCGTCACAGTCGATACTAATTCCAACAATACGGAAATCACCGGTTATCGAGTTGATGGTTCTCCTGTTCCTATCAATGGAGTCGGGTCAATCATTCGCTTTGATGGCCCAGATGAAGGATTACTTCACAGAGCTGGTAAAACAATTACTGCGGCTGTATTCCTAGAAAACGCGGCTGTCAATTACGCAAAAGAGCCAGCCCCTTCAATGATTTTGAAATCTAATGGCACAAACCTAACCGCCGAAAGAGTTTCTTCACTTCTATCTGCTTGGAAGACTGCTCGTCAAACTCGCTCAACTGCTTTCCTCAATGCTGACGTTGATTTGAAAGAGTTTGGTTTCGATCCTAAGTCGCTTCAGCTCGCAGAGGCTAGACAATACGTCGCCCTCGAATTGGCTCGCGCTTGCGGAATCCCAGCTTACTTCTTGAGCGCAGAGACGACTTCTATGACTTACTCCAATGCTGTCTCTGAACGGCGATCACTTGTTGATTTCTCTCTGCGCCCAATTTTGAAAGCGATTGAAGAAAGACTTTCATTACCGGACTTTGTACCGAATCCAGTAATGACTCGATTCGCACTTGACGATTTCCTTCGCGGTAACGCGTTAGAACGCGCTCAGGTTTATGAAATCCTAAACCGCATCGGTGCGATGAGCGTCGAACAGATTCAACGAGAGGAAGACCTGATACCTAATGAAAATTAGTATGCCAATGACTGTCACCGCCGCTGACACAGTAAAGCGCACAATCAGCGGAACTATTGTGACTTGGAACGAACAGGGCAACACTTCAGTCGGCCCAACTGTGTTCGCTAAAGATTCAATCGATATGAAGAATGTAAAATTATTGCTTGAGCACGACAGAACAAGACCGATAGGACGCCTCGCCGAGTACGAAGTTACTGATTCAGGAATTACGGCCCGGTTCGTTTTAGCTAAAACTTTTGCGGCGGATGATGCTTTGGAAGAGGCCGCAACTGGATTACGCGATGGCTTTAGTGTCGGTGCGCAAATAAATGAATGGACTAATGTAAGAGGCGTTATGAACATTACATCGGCAACACTCGATGAGGTCAGCCTTGTCACAGATCCAGCAATCGATTCAGCAAGAGTCGCTGAAGTTATTGCCGCTTCAGAGAATGAAGCACCTAAAGAAGATTCTGCTCCGGCAACCGCTGACGCAGACAAACCAACCGAAGGAGACCAAGTGTCAGACACTACCGCTCCAGTTCCTGCCGTCGAAGAAGCGGTAG